ATGCCCGATCTGTGGTCATGTATTCCAATCGAAGGAAAAAAGCCAATTGGATTCTTTCGTTATGACAGAATACGATTTGCTGCAAATCTCGCCGTTCATGTGGATTGATCCATACGGCAAAGGCAACGTGATTATGGCTACAGGTTTTCAAGGCTCTGTGATTGTAGGAAAAATCCAAGATTATTGGATTGCTATCGTAAAGCCTCAAAAGCCTGCGAAGCCTGCAAAGGTTGTGGCTATTGGTGAAAAGGTCCAAGCAATGGCAGCGGCTGATGACTTCTTGCGTGAAATCGAAAATGGTAGCGCGGCAAACAAAAACAAGCGTTGGCTTAGTGATCTAGCCACAGAGACGCAGAAGCATCATTTGCGCAAGAATGGATATCAATTAAACAACGGTATTGATTTGTCACTTACTAAATACAAAGCCGCATGCATGCTTGGGTATTATTTCCATAGAAGCGAAATTGATGGCTTGATCCAAAAACATTGGAAGAAAATTACAGGAAAAGAATATGAAACGCGAAGAAATTCTCAGTAAAGCCGAACAACTTGTGAATGGTCAAAGAGCCAAAGACTACGGTGATGCATACGAAAATCATTGCAGGATTGCAGAAGGCTGGAACATTATTTTGCGCAGCGCAGTAGAAACGCATGGCGAAATCAAAGCGGTACATGTGGCATTAATGATGGACTGGTTAAAAACTTCGCGTATCCTAAACACCGTAAACCACGAAGACTCGTGGATTGATAAAGCCGCGTACTCCAGCTTAGGAGCAGAATTTGCGGGTAAGGAATAATGATGCCTCGTTTTGAAATGTATCTCATGTTTGCGGAAAAGGACGATAACAATGTCGAAACCTCCGAATATGAAATGGTATGCTGGGTAAATGATCCATCAAACATGATTGAGGTACAAACAGCAGCAAACGAAGTGATCAAGGATCACATCGAAGAAGCCGAAAAAGAAGTCTTGTTCGGAACCGCTTCTGTTATAATAGAAGGTCAAGAAGTTTTAAACATTGGCTTCAGAAACAAAGATGCCGACCCGGAGGTAATCAACGAAGTCATAGAATTGTTCGGGATGCAGGGAGATACAATACATTGACATTACCACCACCACCAAAGCCAATCGACGAATTGGCGCATATATTAGGCAAGTTCGGTTGGAACACGCGCTTCTCTGACTTAACAGAGGATCAAGTTCACACACTGATATTTGGAATACAGGAAGCACAACGTCTAGCAGCGGAGATAAACATTGGAAACCTCGAAGAAACCTACTTTAAGTCAACAGGCACTTGGCCCTCTACTTCAATCCCATTCTAGGGTTGATGCCGTAGCAGAGAGCATCAAGGATGCTGTAGACAAAGCTATCGTTGCTAATAATAAAAAGCGCGAGCGCCGCAAATACATTGGCGCATCAAGCATCGGTGATGAATGCAGACGCAAAATTCAGTATCGCTACCTTAATTATGCAACTGATCCCGACAAAGAATTTAGCGCACGCACATTGCGCATCTTTCAGTTTGGTCATGAGATTGAAGACTATGCAGCTAAGTGGCTCAGAGACGCAGGATTTGATTTGCGCACAGAAGACAAAGGCGGTGAACAGTTCGGTTTCTCTATCGCAGATGGCGAAATTCGCGGTCATATAGATGGCGTAGTATGCGATGGCCCAGTGGCTATGGAATATCCCGCTCTATGGGAATGTAAATCAGCAAACGATAAAAAGTTTCAAGGCTTTGTTCGCCACGGGGTTGCAAAGGCAAATCCAACTTACGCCACGCAAATCGCACTCTATCAGACGTATATGGACCTTAACAGACATCCCGCTCTGTTTACGGTTGTAAACAAAAACACCTCTGAAGTGTATTATGAGCTAGTGCCATATGATGCCAAGCTCGCGCAGGAGGCGAGTGATCGTGCTGTGGACATCTTGACGGCTGCAAAAGCGGGTGACATTCTACCTCGTATCTCACAAAGCAAAGATTTTTTCCTATGCAAGTGGTGCGAGTTTAGGGAAACATGTTGGAAAGAGTAAAAGGATATGGGGCCGCGTGTGGAAGTGCGACCCCATATCTAGTGGATAGTTTGGGTATGAGGACAAGATAATGAATATAAAAAGATTTGGCAATAGTTCAAAAGAAGTCGCAGAGCGTATCTCAAGCGAAGTGCCGCGGCATATTCAGCTTAGTACGCTGATCGAAACTTACCCCGAAGGCATTCGGCGCGGTAATGATTTCATGCTCGGATCACTTAGGGGCGAAAGAGGACAGTCTCTGCGTATCAACATTGATTTAAATAGCCCGTGGTTCCTAAGCGGCAAAGACTTTGAGTCAGGCGATGGTGTCGGTGGGATTAGCAAAATACTAAAAGAAGGCAGGGGTTGGTCAATTGAAGAAACAGCGGAATACTTTCAGGATCATTTGCCACAACGGTTTATGCCAGCACCCGAAAACATTATTAAGCCGAACAATCCTCAAAACTTTCAGGTCACAAACACAACCGCCGGGTTTCAACAACCCGAACAAAAGTCGGTGAAGCCTACTATTGGACCGGGAACGCCATTCGAAAACGAATACACATATACGGATGAGCACGGTGAGGTTCTTGTAACTGTCAGAAAGTATTTCGACAAAAGCGAGACAGGCGATCTAATCTTAGATAGCACAGGTAAGCCTAAAAAGCAGTTCCGTCAGTTTATGAATGGGCGGCAGGGCATCCCAGAACCTCGACCTCTCTATAATATCCCGAACATTTTAACCTCAGATACAGTTATCTGGGTAGAAGGCGAGAAATGCGCAGATGCTCTTAGCCAGCTAGGATACGTTGCAACTTGCACCATCGGTGGCTCTGGTATGCTGTCAGAAAACACCGCGTCCAAGTTCGACTTCACGCCATTAAGAAACAAAAACGTAATCCTATGGCCCGATAATGACGCTGCTGGCAAAAGACTGGCAGGCATTGTCGAAGCTCAAGCAAAAGAAGCTGGAGCAAAATCAACTCTAATGCTGCAAATCCCATCAACTCAAGAAGAAAAGTGGGATGCTGCTGATGCCATTGAGCAAGAGTTCAACGTAGAAGCATTCATCAAATCGCACGAAAACAAAGTCAAAAAGCCAATCTCGCTGCTAGATGATAGCCTGCTGATCGACAAATACTTTGTTGGCTCTGCACCCGAACAAAAGTTTTTAATCGGTGATACAATACCGCTAGGCGTGCCTGTCGTATTCGCTGCTGCGGGTGACAGCGGCAAAGGTATGATGACCCTCGACCTCGCTATGAAAGTCGCCTCTGGCGCATCTATGCAAAACTCGTTCGGTGGCCTCGTAGCAGAGCACGGGGATGCAATCATTCTGACTGCGGAAGATGATAAAGACGAAATGCACAGACGTATTTCGCGGCTCGACCCGCAAAAATACCGTGAGCATTACGACCATAAGCTGCGCATTCTACCACTACCAAACCTCGGTGGCGTATTTCCTGTCATGCAGAAGATCGACAACTCATACGAAATGGGCGCAGAGTTTGCTCGCGTTTACGAACAGATGCTAACAATGACAAGGCTCAAGCTAATCGTAATCGACCCTCTCGCATCGTTTGTTCACGCGGATGTAAACGCCGATCCCGCCGCGGGTGCTGCCTTCATGGGCATGCTCGCACAGATGGCTACCGAAACGGGTGCAACTGTTATGGTCAACCACCACATGGCAAAGATCAAAGACGATAAGCCGATCAAAACACCAGAAGAAGCGCGGAACGCTATTCGCGGAACCTCCGCTATCGTTGATGGCGTGCGTGCGGCGTTCGCCGTTTGGCCTGTTGGCGAAACTGTAGGACAGCAACGCTGCAAAGATTTAAACATTCCATATACGCGAAACGGCGTATTCGATGGCGCAGTCGTAAAGTCAAACGGACCAGCCAACAGAGATTTTAGACACTTCATTCGTAACCCGAACACAGGTTTGCTTGAAGATAGATCACAGGATATAATCGCTGTTAAATTCTCACAAACAGTTCGCAACAGATTGGAGCTAGTATTCCAGTTTATTCAAGAAAGAGAATTGTCAGGGCATCCAGTCACCAAAGGCGGCAACACAGATGGCCTGCACGAAATGGTTCGCATTGCACCAGATGACGATATGACCGCGGCAAACCTACGCCTCATGAACCTAAGTGAAGAAACATTTAAAAAAGACGTTACAAAACTGCAAAACACCAATCGCATCGGGCAGTTCAAAATCACCAGATCAGGGCCGAAAAAGTTCCTCGGCGTTGTAGGTGGAACACTACATAATAATGAACCAACTATTGACTGATGTGGGAGTATGTGGTAATACTACCAAGTTCTAGTAAAAGGAGATAGTAATGATTACTACGTTAGAGAACACACCACCAACGCTTGAAAAAGCGCAAGAAATTGTCGGAGGGTTTGTAGAAATGGTTCTTCTTCCTAATGATACAAACGTACAGGTTTTAGTAAATGAAGAAGGTTTACTAGAAAACTTGCCTGTAAATGTAGAGGCATCTGAACTCTGTGGACAAAAAATCGTCGGGCCAGTCTTGGTTCTTAAAGGCGATGCAAAATGGACATAGAAACTGTCCAGATAATCGAAAGGATTAAGCGCCGTATGCATTGGACGAAGCATGATGCTACGGCGCGATCCGATCAAATCACCAAACAACAAATAGAGGAGCTACAGGCTTTGTTCGATATATTGGAGAGAAAAATTGCTGACTGAAATGGAAAGGTATGAAGACTTATATCGACAGGCTTGGGAGGCACAAACAAAAAAAGATATAGAAACAAACCCAAAGCTCGCAGGAATGGTCAATAATAAAAAAACACAGAAGCAAATAAATGACCGATTAAAAGCACAGCAAAACGGCAAGACAGGTGGAAGACCAAAACTTGCACTGACAAAAGACGCTAAAATGCTCAACAAACTTCTAAAAAAAGAATTGTCTTTAAAAGACGCGGCTGACATCATGGGACTAACCATGCAATCACTGAGTCAAATTAAATCAAGATACAGTTTACCGCGCAATGAACCTAATTGAATTACAAGAATCAGGCGAATTTCAAAAAAGGCTTGATGCAAATCAGTGCATCAAGTGCTGCATTCCTCTCAAAAAAATAAACGAATCAGAGCGCAAGTGCGAAACTTGTAAGCTAACTATCAGAGATTAACGCATATATCCTTGGAACTGATTTCCTTGCGCACCATAACCCATAGAATTGTTCTGGTTATATGATCCCATCTGCTGCGGTTGATACGGATTTTGCATACCGCCGTAACCACCGTATCCACCCATCTGCTGACCCATGCCATATCCACCAAACTGCTGTGGCTGCGGTCGCATCTGCTGATAGGGGTTCTGCTGATAACCACCCATCATGCCATATTGCTGCTGCTGATAAGGTTGCGGCTGATTATATCCCATCGCGCCGAACTGACGCGGTTGGTTCATCATCTGTTGGCCCATGTAACCACCACGCGGAACTGGCAACTGCTGACGCATATAGGGATTCTGCTGAGGCAACTGTGGTCTACCAAATCCTTGATATGGCTGCATACCCATCGGACGCATACCACCAAGACCCATTCCCATACGAGGCTGACGCATCTGCTGCATACGCTGCATCTGCTGTTCCATCTGATTAATTCGGTAATCCTTGTAGCCGCCCGTGTTTTCAAAGGCAGTGCTCAACTCCTGTAAGCGATCCTGCTGCTCTTGGCTTGGAGCCATAGATTTCTGATATTCCATCAACGCCTGATACTGCTCATTGCCCTCGAATGGGTTGACGGGTTGCGCTGGAATTTGTGCAGGGCGAGAAGCTGTCGGGCCTGCTTCTATGGCTGCATCAATTCGCGCCTGAACCTCTGGTGATTTTACATCTTGCTGCATATTTCGGCTCATAGCCTGATCATATGTCATTTGTTCCGCAGATGGCCTTGTTTGTGGTATCGTACCCAAGAAAGGATTATTACCGCGAGGTTGCGCCCTATCCGTTGCTTGTAATCTCTCAAGAAACGCACCAAGTCCAAGCGATTGAGCCTGCGGTGCTGCGCCAACTGAATATTGCGGCCTAATCGAACTTGCAAAGGGTGAAGGTGTAGCCATCTCATCTCTCCAAAAAGGACTTGTTCGGGTTATATCATCCTTTTCGAATCCAATCAACTCTGCGCTCACCCATGTAAGCATCAACAACCATAATCAAAAAAATTGGTAAATCATTCGGATGCAACCCTAACCCGAACAAAAGTTCGCAAACCAAATTACGCGAATCAGATAAAGAAACATTTTCAGGAAGCTGCTGAAGAAGATTACTAATAATCTCCTCCACACGCTCTGGCGTTAATGGCTCAGAATTTAGGCTCATAAACCACGCCTGCTTTATCCAACTCCTTAAAATACTCCAACTCTCGCGCTAAATATGCAAGCCTCGGATCATCATTCCATTCAGCATCGTCACACTCACGCTGCAAACGACTAACCTGTGCACCCACATTCCAAAGCCTATCATCCATCATTGCCCAAACCCTTCGGCCTAAGTCGCGGCCTAACCAATTCATTCGATGCCTCTTTCGTAACATGACATGTCATCATGATGTCATTGCCATACAAATCATACAAGCGATCATAAACAGGCTGCGCAATATCTTCGTTCATTACCTCCTGACAATGACGCTCACTCTCAAACCAAATACGCGCCTCCATGTCATGACCGCGCAACTTGTAATCAATGATCAAAACCGTGAAAAACTCAAGCATTATCAATACCCAACTTTTCCATCCAATTCTGTAACGTCTGATAATTCTTTAAGCCAAGCAACTTAGATGCCTCGCTCACATTCTTAGATCGGGCCAATGCACGCTCAACATAATCAACCTTGATCCTGTCAATCGCAGCAGTCACATCAAAATCATCAGGATCAACAGACACTTGTTCGGGTAATGTCGGAGGATTAGCCTGACGCCAATCCTCGTTCACCCGCAACCCGTGATCAATCTCATCAATAAACCGCAACATATCACTCTCGGTAACAATGCCGTTCAACCTATCCCGAACATAATGCATGCACATCGTATCATCTACCATCACCAACGCTCCCCAAATACCTTGCGAAATACCTCGTCAAGCATCTTATCCATATCCTTATCACTCATTAACAATCTCCTGCACTCGCTCAACGCTCACATCAAAAACCTTTGCAACCGTTCGAAAGCTCAACTTGGCCTTCTGAACACAACGCTTGATCCAGTAATCACGGTCTGAGTTTTCTACCCTCTCATCCCGCTCCTTTTCATCGCGGGTTCTAAAGTCAATGCTCCTAGCGTGCGGAGGAAAACGAACGTGACTGTCAGGCCAATGCTTTAAAATAAACTCATCAACCTCCCTCTGCGTACCTACACCCCAACCAAAATTGCAAGAATAACGCTTCTCACGGTAGTTAATAACGTCAAAGTATAAATCCCTATGCTCCTTGATGTTTAAATCAAAATCCTCGCAAATAGGAGAAGATAAATAGCCTGCGTCTCTTAGCCATTTATCAGAGTTTCCAATCCTAGAACGAAACGAATAATCCAAGCAATTAACCGCTCTGTTCGATAAATTTAATCTCCAATCAATCATCATCAACCTCCAACTCTCCATAGCCCGAACAAGTCTCACAATCATCCATCACCGTATCAATGTAACCAATGTCGCGGTGAAAGTTATGGGGTCGGGGGCGCTCATACTCAACGCGCCCCTCTCCTTCACAATCGGGGCAAACTACTACGCCCATGACATAACAACCCCAACCAATACCGCGCCAAGCGTAAAGCCCAACGCCGTCCACTTAATACGATTGAACTCATCATCAGGAACATCCAACAACTCAACCAACTGCTGCTCAGGTGTTAGCTTTTCCTTCGGGCCACTCGGACCCGCCTGCCCCAACTGCTTGCGCATGTTATGCAACTTAACATTTAAAGCCTGCGGATCACGGCCCAACTTCTCCGCAATATCCATCGGGCTAATGCCCTTGCTCGTCATGTTTAAAATCATGTTAACTTCTTCAATTGTATAGCGTTTCATAATAACTCCTCTATCAGCTAGACATGCCCCATATTATCCCACATAAAATAAATTGTCAATAAAAAAATTTATACAAAAAAACCCCCGATGCAAAAAACTCTGGAGAAGTAGCATCGGGGGCGAGTCTAGTATTGAGGCAGAAAGGACCAGACATGTATCCTCTCTGTACCCAATCTATAGCATGGGAATACTTGGGACGCAACAAAAAAATGCAGAGTTAGTGCAAAAAAACTGGTCGAGTTTTGCGCCTACATAACCCCATCAAATGTTCGGGTTATCTTGGCGGAACAAAAAAACCCGCGAAAAACCGCGGGTGAATCGTGAGCCTTTTTGCGTCATACTCAGGACGCGAGAAAAAACCTATTCGGCTTCGTACTTCTCTTGTTGATAATCACTCCACAAGGCGAACAACTTTCTAAAAGCATCCTTCGCCTCTTCGTCATTATCGCAATACGGACGCAAAATATCAAGCGCCTCGCTCGAAATTTCACTGTCTTTTAAATCATCAGCCATCACATCCACCCCATTGATACAGATAAAATCCAAAGCAAAACCAGAGCAACAGAAGCCGCTCCGATTAACCAATCCTGCCAATCTCCCCAGTCCATCACGCTTCCTCCTCCACAGTAATGTCAACATCGTAGGTGTCTTCCCCGCGCTGGTCTTCATCCCAGATGCGATCTTCAGCAGCGATGCGCCGTGCCTCATCTGCTGTTTCGGCTTCGTCCTCGTCGATGTAGAAAACGTTTCGCTGCTCAACTACTACCCTGTACCTTTTCATCACGCTACAAGCTCCGCATCTTTTGCAGCCGCTCGCAAATACCAATCATCAAGACCGAAATCACGATAACCCTCGGCAATCATGTCATAATAGTATTTGCTCGGCTGGCCCAAATCACCCTTGTTGCCGTTCATGTCATAAATCAACCAGTCGTTATTGATCTTGCGCCGATCATATAAAGTCGGATAACCCTCCAACTTGTCCAACGCACGCAAACAATCATGCGTGATTTCCCACGCAACGACAGGTAAAACCATATCAATATCATGTAGAAAATCAGCAAC